GTCTTCAAGCCGGGAATGATGCCCCGAAACGCGGCAAAGCCCAAGGGCAAGCAATGCCGCGAATACGACAAAGACAATAAACAAAATCCACAACATAAAAACCCCTTTAGTTAATCGTAATCCGGTTCGTTGAAATCTTGCGCGTAACCTTCGGCGGCATCGTAACACGCTTGCAAAATGCGGTCTTCTTCGCCTTTCTTCGCGTCGATACGCTTATACAGCCAAGCGGGCGACTTCTTGCAACGTTTGCCGTTGATTTCGGTTACTTCCCATTCTTCGACGTAATCCGACATTATACCAACGTCGTGTTCGGCGGGTTGCATTGTGAATTCAACCGTAACCGGAAGACCGCCAAGAATTCGAATTTCTGTTTGCATGTTGCGCCCCTTGTTCGTTGCAATATACGAACTATACGCCGAAACTTCGAAGCCGTCAACGACTTTCGATAACTTCGCCGCTGCAATCTTTCTTGAATACGGCAAGCGGAATCGGGCCGATGTAAACCGGCATTTGTACGTTATCCGATACGACGAAGTTTTGACGAATGACGCCGCCAAATGCGTTCTTGGCGCGCATCGTGCCGCAAGCATTGGCAAACGTACCGGGGCGACGATAAAGCGTCAACGTGTCGATTTGCAGCGAATCCGGGTCATTCAACGAAGCCTTCAACAGCACTTCGGCAACGGCCTTCGACTTGGCGGCGTATTCCGCGTCGTCAGCATGCGCCAGCGTGCAAGCCGACAGTATGGCAACAGCAATAAGCTTTTTCATTTTATCAATTCCTTTCGAAGTTTACAATTCCAATGTTTCGACCATTGCGACGAATAACGTTCGCCGCACAATCCGCAAAGACTATACGATTTATACACGTTTAGCCTTTATACGTCAAGTATTGTTCAATGATTGCGGCGGCTT